CGGCCCGCCGGCGGAACCCTGCCCCGCCGGACTTGAAGGCAGTGCGGCGCATCAGGGGCACACCCCGCCAATCACCTCGCCCGTGTCCGGGTGGGTCTGCTCGCGCTCCCACTCCTCAAAGGTCGCCGGGAACTCCACGTTCAACTCGTTGATGGCGTGGGCCATCACGCGGTCGATCAAGTCGCCGTACTCGCGCACGCCCAGACTCTCCGTGCTGATTCGCTCCTGCGTGGTGGTCGTGGCGCCGCTGATCGGGTCATGGTGCGTCACCGCACGGCTGCCCAAGTACTCGGCGCGGAAGTGCTCCTTCCAGGTGGCCTTCGAGTGCCGGCGGCCGTCGATGACCACCTGGCGCGCGATCTCGGCCAGCACGAAGTCGTGATAGAAGGTCCGCTGCCTGTCGGTCTTGGCGTCCTCGTGCAAGCGCACGAACACCTCCAGCCGGCGGCCAGCCTCCCACTGCTGCATGCACCAGGGCGCCACGCGCTGCAGGAAGTTGGCCCGGGCCTGCTCGGGGCCATCCCAATGAGCGTGAAGGGCGATTTCAGCCACGGCCACCTCCCCGCAGATCAGCCGCGCGGCGATAGGGCCAGGCCACCATGGCCGCGTCGCGGCTGTGCTCGTTGCTCGGGCCCGTCCAGCCCGTTACGGCCGCGAAGCGCCGCGCATCCAGCTTGCCACCCTTCCCTGCCGGGCTGATGCCGTGGGCAGGGATGCCCAGATCTGCGCAGTGCGCCGTGATGTCGGCGCAGCGCGCATCCACCTGCCCCACGTTGCGCGCCATCTTGGCGCTGGCGGCGCCGGTCTTGCCGCGCGTCCAGGTGTGCGACTGCAGCCGGCTGTCCTCGAAGACCACGCGCGACGGCATGCGTGCGGCCAGCGTGCGCTCGATGTGGTGCGGCGGAATCGTCAGCAGCTCCACCAGCTGGCCGTCCACGAACACGGCCACGCCCGTATTGGCTCCAGGGTCCATTCCAAGGATCACGCTCATGCCCGTGCCCTCCCTGGGATCAGCGCGGTGAACATGCCGTCCTCTTCCCGCCACGTCTCGTTCCTGCGGATCTGGCCAATGGTGGGCTTGGAGACGCCGTAGCGCTCCGCCAGCACAGTCTCCGATTCAGCACTCGCGCGGATGGCCCTCACCTTCTCAAGGTCCAGCTTGCCGCGCGCTGCCTGTTGTGCGCGGGCTATGCGCAGCCTGGTCAACGGCGTGAGGCTACGGCCGCGCGCTTTGTCGGCGCGGGTGCCGAGCTTCATGTGCTCATAGGCCACGCATGCCGGGTCATCGCAGCCCGCACGGACTGTCTGCTGCAGGCCCAGCGGACCCCGCTTGATCGTCCAGACCACGCGGCGGGCCGCTGTGGGAGGGCCGTCCGGCCCAAACCGCACCATGGGGCCGCGGCGCGGGTCGATATAGCCAGTCCAAACCAGGCACCCGTCCACGGTGCGCTTGCACTTGCCCTCGATCAGTTGCAGGCGCAGCTCGTCGGGCATCACCCAATCGGTGACCACGTAGTGCGGGAAGCGGTCCAGCTGGATCAGCCGTATGAGGCCCTGGCCCATCAGCTCATCGATGATGGCGCGCAGCTGGGCGCGGGCCGGATCGGACATGGTGCCGGCCAGGGCGGCGTACTGCACCGGGCCGGCCTCAATAGTGGCCAGCACCTGGTCGCGGTTGAATTCAAACCTGCGGGTCATCGGGTGTTCCTGAGAGCGAAGTGGTAGACGCCGAACCCATCAGGGCCGGAGCTTTCGGGACGGACGCTGCCGGCGCGCACGGCCGCCTCGGCCTCTACCTGGTTAACGGAGATCTCGCGGCCCTGCTGGACCGCGTAGAAGCGGAAGCCAGGTCGGTAACGCAGCACGGCGCCGGTCTTGAGCAGCTGCAGCAGCGTCATCGCGGCCAGCCCTCCATGCCCAGGGCCTGCATTGCGGCGCGGATGGACGTGCGCGTCAGCGTCTGGTCGCCGGCCTGCACCCGCGCCACGATGCGGCGGGCCCAGTCCTTGCCATCGCCCTGCGGCTCGATCTGGACATGCACAGGCGCCGCGTTGGGCGCCGGCAGTGCCAGCCAGCCCTGCTCCTCTGCGTGCGTCCTGCGCGGCGTGGCGGCCCTGCACATGGCCTCAAACTGCGGCAGGTGCGGCGGATAGTCCGGGTGCTCTGCCGTCAGGCGTGCGACAGCGGACTCGATCACGTCCGGCGAGTACTTGGCCAGCGTCGTGCGCCAGACCCGCATCGCGGCGCGCACACCCAGGTCGCGGCCTTGATCGTCCAGCACGCCCGTGGCGAACTTGCTCAGGAACAACGACCCGTAGCAGCCCTGCATCACGAGGAACAGGTTCTTCACGGCCGGATTCGCGGCGGCCTGGTCCGCCGGCTCTCGCGCACCATCGCGCAGCGCTGCCGGTGCCAGCGCGGAAATTTTTTGCATTGCTCAGTCCCCCACGATGGCCGCATAGGCGGCGCTGTGCTTGTTGTTGCCCCGGGTGGCGCGCTCGCCCTTCTCCCGCATACAAGTCGCCTTCAGGTACTCCACGGGGTCTGCCGGCCGCGCCACGACCGCAGCACGCACGGCATCGACCACGATCTGGTCGCCGTAGTCCTTGACCAGCTTTCCCACGAACGAGCCGCACTGAGCCGGTGGCAGGCCTGCCTGGGCCAGCAGCGACTTGCCCGCACGCCACAGCTCGTCCTTGGTCATCTCGCCCGGCGGCTTGGCGGCGGCGCCGCCCGTAGCGTTAGCTACGGAATAAAGAGTTCCCTCTCCCTCTCCCTCTCTGTTCCCTCTAAGAGCGTTTTCCGCTGGAACTTGGCCGGAAGTCGCACCGTTTTCCGGGCGATTTCCGGCGGAAATCGCTGGGGGCTCCGGCGGAATTCCGTGGGGGTAGGTGCCGGAATTCCACTGCTCCGGCGTTGGAATTCCGAACAGGGGCTTGCCGGATTTCTCCCGCGCCTTGTTCTCTTTCCGCAGGCGGTCCAGGAACTTTCCGTAGGCGTGCCGCCGCTTCGCCGCGCCCGCAGCCACGGCCTTCTCAGCGATCACGGGGTGGTACAGACGGCCATCGCTGCACTTCACGAAGCCAGACAGGGCCTCGGCCCGCACCTTCTTCCATTCACGCACGCTGATCGGCATGCGGCCGTAGCCGGCCAGGTTGGCCAGCTCCACATCGTCATCGGGCAGCGAGGCAGCGGGAATCTGGTGCCAGGCCGCGCACCACAACAGCACGCCAGCGCGGAACGCATCACCGTTGGGGGTCGATGCAAAACGCGAGTCGCGCAGGCGCCGAACATCCAGCTCCATGTACGGGAAGTCGCTCAAGTCGCAGTCAGCGGGTACGAGGGGTTCAGGAAGCTGTTGCTCGGGCATTCCCCACCTCTTCCTCGGCCGCAGTCAGACCAAAGGTCTCCGGCGGGGCTCCAAGCGCTTCCACCAGCAGCGGATTGCCCCGCAACTGGCGCAGGATCAGACTGGCCTCATGCAACGCTTCTTTCGCATGCTCTTCCAGCAGCGCCTCGATGTAGACCGGGCGCTCCATACCCTTGGCCCGGGCCAGCGCATCCAGCACGCGCAGGGTGTTGGCGTCGCACTGCTGCCGCAGCTCCATGGTGTCGGAGCAGCTCGTGCGGCCTGTCGCGCGAGCGAACGCCACCAGGCCGCGAGCTACACGCCGCAGGGACGCTACGGTCAGACCAGAACCATCTATGTGCTCAGCCATGCGAAAGATCCTTCGCTGGGGCCGAGGATGATCGGCTTATTGGCCCAGGGCGCATGAGATGAGCCCAAAAAAGGCGCACAGTCTCAAGGCCGGGGTTACGAGTGGTCCCGTCCCTGATCTTCCAGAGAGTCGTAAACGGTACGCCAGACAGGCTTGCAAGCGCCCTCAGCTCTGCATGAGACAGTTGAAGCAAGGCGGTCCGGATGGCGTCTACCGAGATAAGGTCTGATGTCATGGGCAACGAATCTACCGTATTCGGAATTTTTTATCAACCGCATACGGAAGAATCTTTGAGGTACCGTATCCGGATGACCACGCAAGACAGCAAGCAGGTGCTCTGGGAGAACATCAGCAAGCTGATGGAGCATCGCTACGGCAAAGTAAACCTCACCGCCTTCGCTAAAGATGTCGGCATAGGACCTGCCACCAGTTCACGGATCAAAGAACAACAGACCAGCGTAGGCACTGACATTCTTGACCGCATAGCCAAAGCATTTGGAGTTTCTAGTTGGTCTCTAATTGATCCCTCCTTTGACCCGTTAGCCAAGCCTAACCCTATGGAATGGCCATTCCATGAAATCACTCCTGAAATGTTCAATCATCTTTCAGAGAGAAGGAAGGGTATGGTAGAAGCCAAAATACTCGAGCTTCTAGAAGAAGCCGAGTCTAGGAGCCGAGCCGCCTAAGAGGCGAACAGCAAAGATATACATATTTCCGGAAAGAAGTCGGTGATCAAGCATCTACTGATGACGTTGAGCTTATGCTTTACGCTGACGACATACGCAGCAACAGACTGGGTTGTGATATCTGAATCAGGTGATGGCGCGTTGTTTCACATGAACTTTGACAGATACAAGTATGTCAATAGTGAAACTATAGAGGCTTGGGTGAAAATGACGCACAAACCGAAATCTGAGTCCCAGCGAGAAGCGGGAGACGAGGTTTATGCACTGCATGAATACAGGTTTAACTGCCTCAACAAAACAATCTCTCTGATTTCTTATTACTCATATGGAAAAAATGGGAAGGTTCTTTTCTCCCGAAACTATCCATACCCCAAAGTCAAGCCGGTGGTACCCGAGTCGTCTGGGGAGGCTATGCATGAGGCAGCATGCGATGTTCATGCGTTGATAAGAGCAGCCAGAGAGAAGGCTCTATAGCAAGACAACTATCGGCACCAGCGCACGCCCACCAGACTTGCGCATGTGTTGCCCCCTAAGCAGAGGCCCGCAGACGCGGGCCTCTTGTCGTCTCATTGGCGATTGAGGTGGCAGAGTCCAAAAAATTTTCCCCAGAACATTCCGAATTCGGTTGACTCAAACATTCCACATACGGTAGATTTGCGCCATCGACGGTGATCACATCGTCGATGGGCGAGCAGCGCTGACTGTGTGCCCACGTTCATGCAGCCGCACGGCTGGGTAAACACAGGCACCGCGGGCGGCAGCGGGATAGAAAAGGTCGTCGGCGCACTGCCTCACTGAACCAGCCTCTGCTCACGCAGGTAAGAGCTGCCGGGAGACTGGGACAGGCCCTGCAGAACCCTGAGCTGGGGGGATTGGAGAAATACGGCTTGAGGCATGCACTGGGATGCCAAGAAAAGAAAAGCCCAGAACAACACGCCCACCGGAGCGCATCCGGACAGCCCTCGCAAGAGGGCCATCACGCTGGCGCCCTTTCAGAGGACGCCGCCGCGATGGATCCGGAGCCATCCGGCAATCTCAACCTTTGGAGTGGGTTCTGACCCGACTCCATCGAATCACCCACAAGGGCCTGCACACGCAGGCCCTTTTTCATTTCTGGAGGCCCACATGAATGCACGACTCCCCTCTATCTGCTGGGCCTCCGTGGCCGCTGCAGATAACGCGGCGCGCTACGACCGCGCCGAGGCAGAAGACGCCGAACTGGACACCTACGTCCGCGAGTACTACGGCCCGCCCTTCACTGCCGAGTTTGTGCAGGAGGCCCTGCAGGCCGCGCAGTACGAGCTGGCCAAGCAAATCGCCGCCGCCAGCGAGCGCATGGGCCAGAGCCTGAACCCCGAACACCCGCAGCTGGCCGTCATGGGCAACTCCATGGACGAGTGGCTGCGGTCCTATGCCCGCCAACGTGCCCGCGAAGACATCGCGGACCTTCAACGAAACCACCACTGATCGAGGAGCCACCATGCACCAACGTGACGAAATCCCGGACCCGCCGCCACTGGCATGGCTGATTGCCATGCTGCTGGGCATCAGCCTGCTGTGCCTGCAGGCAACGCTGGACGATGAGCCCGGCAAGGCGCCACCAGCCACCGTCAGCGCGCTGGCGTGCCCCGGCATGCACGCGGAATGGCTGGACGAGAGGCAGGTGGAATGCCACCGCGAAAAGCCATGAAGCTCTCCGAACTCACCGACGCCGAGAAGGTGCCGCTGCTGATGGAGTGGCTTGAGGAAACCGCACAGAAGTTGGACAGGGCCTGGCCCGCTGGCGGCGCCCGCTACCTGGCATTCCTCAGGGAAATGCGCGGCGATCCGGAAGACCCGGAATGACCGCTCCATCAACAAAGCGCCGCAACGGCGCCGACCTTCGCCCGCTGCTGCGGGCTTTTCTTTTTCCACAACCTGCGAGGCTCCCATGAACGCTGTTTCCAAGAAAGAGGCCGATGCCCTTGAACTGGTGCCGGCGGCAGATTCCACGGCCGCCCCCGCTCCCACCGCCCTTCCCACATCACTCGCGGCCAACTTCATGCTGACGCTGCAGGAACGCGGCGCAGGCCTGGAGCAGATCGAGAAGATGATGGATCTGCTGGAGCGCAACGATCGCCACGAGGCCGAGAAGGCCTACAACGAAGCCCTGGCCGCATTCAAGGCCAAGAACATCCGCATCGTGAAGCGCAAGCTGGTGGACTTTCCCAGCAAGGGCGGCAGGACCAGCTACAAACATGCCGAGTTGGACGACGTTGTGCAGGCCGTGGGCCCCGAGCTTTCCGTTCATGGCTTCGCCTGGTCGTGGAAGACGCACCAGGTCGGCCGCGACATCACCGTGGTCTGCACGCTGCGGCACCGCCTGGGCCATGCCGAGACTGTCCAACTGACGGCCCAGCCCGACGAGACAGGCGGCAAGAACGCCATCCAGGCCATCATTTCCACCACGACCTACCTGCAGCGGCACACGCTCAAGCAGATCACGGGCGTGGCCGAAGCCGGCGAGGATGACGACGGCCAGGGCGGCGCGGCGGCGCCCCTCACCGAACTGGCCCAGGGCTGGGTGGACTACATCAAGAGCGTGCGCGGAACGGACCAGTTCGACAAGGGCTGTCGTGAAGGCCGCGCGGCCCTTTGGGACGACCGCCCCGGCCTCATCGCCTTCAACGCTGCCACCAGGAGCACAGCATGAGGGAAATCCTTTTCCGCTGCTCGAGCATCGGCAAGTTGATGACCGCGCCCGTGAGCATCGATCCCTCGCTCATCACGCCCGAGGTCGAAGCCATCCAGGCCAAGAAGGAGCGCACAAACGAGGAAAAGGCCCTGCTCGAAGACCTCAAGCTGCGCACGCTCAGCGAAGGCGCCAAGACCTATATCCGCGAGCTGGTGCGGCAGGAAATATGGGGCGTGGACTTCAACTTTTCGAGCAAGTACACCGAGAAGGGCAAGGCTGTAGAAGCGGAAGGCCTGGCCCTGCTGAACCGTGTGCGCGGACTGGCCCTGGTCAAGAACATCGAGCGGCGCAGCGACGGCCAGATCACGGGTGAAGCCGACACCGTGGACCTGGTGCGCCGCTGCGGCCACGATCTGAAATGCTCGTGGAGTCTGCAAACCTTCCCCGCATTCGTGCGCGACTGCGAGGACTCGCTGTATGCATGGCAGATGCGCGGCTACATGCGCCTGTGGGACGTGGACCGCTGGGAGGTCAACTACGCCATGGTCAACACGCCAGAGGGTCTGCTGGGCCAGCACGAGCCGCAACACCTCCACCTGGTCGAGCACATCCCGGAGCACATGCGCCTGACCACCTGGGCCATCGAGCGCGACCGCGCCCTGGAGGCGCAGATGGACGTGAAGCTGGAACTGGCCCGGGCGTACTACGCGCAGTGCATCGCGGAATTCGCGGCCACGCACCCTGAGCCAGCGCCTGCTGCCCGCGAAGTGGCACAGCCGCAGCCCGAGCTGATCGGCTTCGACTTGGCCACGCAGTCTGATCTGCATGTCGAGGTGGAGGTTTCGCCCATCCCTGCGCTGCAGCCCGCACCACCGGCCGCACCCCAGCCGGCAGCGCTGGACCAGCAGCAGTTGCAGGAACTGGTGGCCAGCGGCCAGACGTTGAAGCTGGGCCAGATCAACGCGCGCCTGGGCATTTTCGAGATCAGCGCCACGACCGCCAACGCGGTGGGCGTGCAGACCGTCAAGGAGCGTGGCGCAGTGCACATGCCGGAAAGCAGCTTCACCGCTTTCTGCAACGGCCTGATCGCGCACATCACCGACGTGCGTGACAGCTACCAGGCCCAGCCATGAGCCTGCGCAGCGTGCTTCTGTGCGCCGCCGGCATGAGCCTGCCGGCCGACAACACCGGCTTTGCCGGAGCCTTCGTGCTCGCGGCTGCGTTTATCAATTGATAATTGATTCTTAAAGACCCTGTTACAAGGGCTTCAACTTTCCTAAACCCACTGGAGAAATCGAAGATGACTGACTACAAGACCCTGCTGCAGCAAAAGGCGGAACTGGAGGCGCGCATCGCTGAAGTGATGAAGACCGAAAAGGCCGGCGCGGTCGCAGAGGCCCGCGCCCTGATTCAGCAGTACCAACTGACCCAGCAAGACGTGTTCCCCGCCTCCGGCTTCAAAGCGAAGGGCTCGGTGGGCGCGCCCAAGTTCCGTGATCCCGAGACTGGCGCGACCTGGACCGGCCGGGGCAAGCCTCCGAACTGGATCAGCGGCAAGGACCGCGCGCCATTCCTGATTGCCCAGACGGCAGCCTAATTGGCGAGTTCGCGCAGGCTCGCGAGTATGCGATTCTGCGTTGCTTTATCCGCAGGGTCGTCGACCTCAATCACAAGCAGGTGATATGGCTGTTGCACGGACCTACTCATTGCAGCGAGCGCTGGCACCTCGTAAATCGGAACCCCAAGTTTTTCGCCGGGGCGTGAAAGCATAACCATGCTGGCATGCCATAAATTCACTGCATTGAGTTTCTCTTCAGGTATTCGAATATCCATAGCGATTTGCTCCTGCATCTCAATTGCAGAAACGCTCTTGTTTGAGACGAATTGCCAATGAGAAGCCCATTAGATAACGAGCGAAAAATTATTCAAAGCCGCATTACATATGCGCACATCTAAGGAGGCATGGGCACAGCGCGTGGGCGCTGTCCTGATACCTCTCTTCCCACGAAGCCGCCCGGGCCCTGCCGCGAGCGGCTTTTTTTGGTCCAAAGGAATCCTCCATGGCGACAAAGCATGTCATTTCTGTGAGCGGCGGCAAGGACAGCACAGCCGTGCTGCTGCTCACCTTACGGACTTTACGAGTGACCCGGAACGGCCAAGGCTCATGACCACCACCACGACAGCCTCCAGTTGGACACCGCATCAGATTGCCCAACTGCGCGCCCTGTACCCCGACACGCCTACCAACCAGGTCGCCCAGGTCCTGGGCTACAGCACGTCAACAATCTACCGCCAGGCTGCGGCCCTGGGGATCAAGAAATCCCAGGCCTTCAACGACAGTGAGCACAGCGGCCGAATCAGGCGCGGCAGGAATGACCCTCGCATGGTAGCCACGCAGTTCCAGCCAGGCCTCACACCATGGAACAAAGGCGTGCCAGGATCGACCGGGCACCATGAAAACACCCGGGCAACGCAGTTCAAAGCGCGCCGGCCCGACGAGTCCCGGAACTACTTGCCCATTGGCAGCCTGCGCGTCACGCGCGACGGGATTCTGGAACGCAAGATGACCGATGACCGGAGCATCGTCCCAGCCCGGCGCTGGACAGCTGTGCACCGGCTTGTCTGGGAGGCAGCGAACGGGCCTGTACCAGAGGGACATATCGTGGTGTTCCGGCCTGGCCAACGCACCACGCAGGAAGCAGAAATCACAGCTGATCGCCTCGAATGCATCAGCCGCGCCGAGAACGCGCGCCGCAACCATCCCGCCCGCAAGTCTCCGGAGTTGGCCAAGCTGGTCCAGCTCAAGGGCGCCATCACCCGCCAGGTCAACCGCATTGCAAAAGAGAGCCAACCAAAATGAGCACCCCGCACATCACCCTCGTTCGCCAGCAGTTGCTCGATACGCTGGCAGATCTTCGCAACCGCGAGCAGCCCATGGACGTCGACCGCGCTCGAGCAGTGGCTCAGGTGGCCTCTGTTCTCGTTGACACGGCCAAGGTCGAAGTGGAGTACTTGAAGGTCACGCACTCGGACCGGAGCGACTTCCTCGAAGCCCCGCCCACGTCCCCACAGTTGCCGGCCCCCAGCAGCACGCCAACGGCACACAACCCCTTCCCTACGTCGGCCCGCCACACCCTGGCCGGCTGATCAGCCGCCTCCACCATGCACCGGCCCGCCTTGCGCGGGCCGCTTCGTTTCTGCATCCATATGCCCCAGACCCCACCCCAGAAGCCCTACACCCCTCCCAGCAACTGCTATCAGGGCATCGAGCTCAAGCCTCACCCCGGCCTGCCCGCAGCGCGCATGTATGCCTACACGCTACCCAGCCGCGTCGGCGGCCAGCTGTATTACCCCGCGCCCGCACGCCGCATCGAGCCTTTCCCCGCCTGACCTGGAGTTCCGCCATGACGATGATCAACACCCCTCTCATGCTGCTGGCACAGCAGTGCGGCGGCACCTTCCACACGCCCGGGCCGACGCGCGCCATTCGCGGCATGTGCTTCACCTTCGAGCAGTTGGAAACACTGGCGGAGCAGCTGCGCTCGAAAGCAGCTGCGTCGCCCAATACCCACCAAGCCCAGGCACCGGAACTGGCCGCGATGCCGAATGAGTGAAACCGCGCTCACCCTAAAACAGGCAGCCGAACGACTGCAGGTTTCCTACGGAACCATCTTCGAAAGGCGGCATGAGATCGCCTTTCGCCTACCCGGATCGCGCATATGGCGCATCTGGCCATCCGCCCTTGCTGCTCTCAACAAACCTCGCAACAATGTCACCCGGCTATCGTTGCGGAACCAGGATAGTGAATGCCCATCCGCAAAGATCAAACTTCCGGAATCTGGTGGATCGATCTACGCACGCCAAGCGGCGAAAGAGTTAGACGATCTTCTAAAACGACCGAGCGCAAGGCAGCTCAGGAATACCACGACCGCCTGAAGGCGGAGATGTGGCGGCAGGACAAGCTGGGAGAGCAGCCGCAGCGGCTTTTCGAGGAAGCTGCCGTTCAATTCCTTCGCGCCTCTGCTGGACAGAGCGACTACGACACCAAGGTTCGGCACGTCGCATATTGGCGCACCGTCTTCGGCGGCAAGCCCATCAGCTCTTTAACAAGCGACGTGATCCTTGACAACCTGCCCACGCACTTCGTGCGCCACGGCTCCACGATGCAGCGGCCCACATCGCAGAGCACAAAGAATCGGTACATCGCCACACTGCGGACGCTGCTCAACATGTGCGAGAAGATGCAGTGGCTTGGCCGCGCGCCCATTCTCAGCAACTACCGGGAGCCGGCGGTTCGCATTCGGTTCCTGACCCGCCAGCAGGCCCGCACCTTCATCATGGCCTTGTCCCAGGACTGGATGCGGGACATCTGCCGCTTCGCCCTTGCCACGGGCATGCGAAGCGCAGAGATCCTCACGCTGACCTGGGACAAGGTAGACCTCAAGCGCTCCACGGCCTGGGTCAGCGCCGACGCCTCCAAATCGGGTTCCGCGCGAGTGGTCCCACTCAACAGCGAAGCGCTCGACGTGCTGAACGCGCGCCCCAAAGGCGTCAACGTCTTCACGCGGCCTACCGGGGCACCTGTGAAGCAGGTCGATGCGCGAATTCTTGCTCGGGCCTTCGCCGCTGCCGGCGTCGAAAATTTCCGCTTCCATGACCTGCGGCACACCTGGGCGAGCTGGCATGTCCAATCCGGCACACCGCTGTTCGTGCTGAAGGAGCTGGGAGGCTGGAAGACGCTGGAGATGGTGAAGAAATATGCCCACTTGGCGCCGGAGCATCTGGCCCAGTACGCAAACGCGGTCATGTTTTGGTCAGAGCAGACCCCCGACGACAAGAAAAAAGCCCCTACGCTTGTGGCGTAAGGGCTTGATTTCATTGGTATTTAGTTGGTGGGTCCTGCGAGATTCGAACTCGCGACC